GTAGCAGCACCAGCGACAGATGCACCAGTAAAAACTGAAACCGAATTGTTAGTCGGAGCACCAGCTAAATTTTCTAAAACTGGCTTCTCAAGAACTACAGTATAATTAACATGTAGTTCACCCACTTCAGTGTTTGAAGCAATCCCTTGAGTGGCAACATTTAAATTACCAACATCATACAGCTTAATATCAGTTGCTCCCGGCAAACCACCAGGCCTTACAAACTTCGATACCATCATTGGTCCATGAAGAATGCTAGGTTCCAGATTTAAACCCATGTTTTCACACGGCATACAATCATTGTGAGGATCAGTATCCTCCATCTGTTGTTTGGTTGCAGGGGGGGCATCAGATGCATCAGTATCAAAACTAAAAACAACTTTCCCAGTTTGTCCAGCAGTAGCAAACTCTGAAACTTCACGTTTAAACACAAAGTTGAGTCTTACAAACTTATACTTTTCAAACTGTTTGGCAATCGTTGAAAGCCAAGGAAAGGTTGTAACGTTGCCAGGATTAACCTGATAAACAACATTATTAAAGTTTGGTTGATTAGCAACTGTTATTGCTCCAATAAACTCCGATTCAGAAATCGTCATTTGCCTACGCCCACGCGCAACGGCAAAGAGTGACCTTCCAGTCAACTGAGTTTTTGTTAAAGGCATTCCACCTCCACGACCCTTACGGGTTCGTCGGCGTGGATTCCTCCGGGGCTGTCTAACAGCTCCGGCCTTACGAGGAACTCGTGGTTTTGCATTAGGTCCACGAACTTTACGATTTGCCCTTTTACGCGGTCGACGTATTCTCTGTACTTGTTTTGTACTCATCTTTTTGTCCTGGCAGGACTTATTCATTACGACAACCTGTCGAAAAAGACGAAGAGAAATTATCCTCTCGAAATGATGGGTTCAAGCATCTAGCCTCATAAAAATTGAAAAGGGGCTCAATTTTTCTTGAACATTCGGATCCAGTATAAAATGCATCTATGAGATGCACCTCAGGGACGCCAGCAAAGGCGTAAGCACGGATCACAGGATCATCAACATTTCGTTGAACTTCATCACTCATTACAAGTGAACTATATGCCCGATAAAACAGGTCAAACTCTTCTGAAGGTCTTGACATCACCATCAAGGTGAAGGCCTTCGAAAGATGTTGAGATAGTGATAAACGATCTTTCTCAAATAGCATTGTTGTTGCCAATCTTTTAACGTCATACTGGGGATACCAGCTCCCGTTAAAATATTTAAAATTAGCACCAAGGAAACTTAAAGTGTGCAAATCTGCATCATATCCTCCATAAAAGAATTTAAGCTTTAAGCCATATGTACCAAGGTGTTCGGCAAGAAATTTTTCATCACACATTAGTGAAAATTCATCATCCAACGCAAATACGTTATCATCACCATATAGTGACACAAGTTGATCATGAACAAGTGACAAAGGAGGTGCAACACCGGTTTTAGCTAAATATGCTTTATACAAACCAGCGGCAAAAATAATAATATGGCCAAAAATATTATCACGGGTTGTTGTCCCGGATCCAGAGGCATTACCATACTGTTTATGGATCACATTTCCGTTCCTCAACT